TTAATAGAAGATCAAAAAAATATACTATGCGCTAAAAAGCGTTCTGATGCTGAACGTTTAGAAGCAGCAAAAGAAATAATTAGACTAGAAAAAGAAAAATTCAGTAGCCGTGAAAAGATTGCCAAAGACGAGTTAAGTGCTGAAACTTTAAAACTAAATAACACAACTAAGTCGGCACATCAAAATCAAAAACTTTTATCAACGGTAAAGCAAAAACATCTATCATATCATTGACTTCTTTGGCGGTCATGCTCTACCTGTTTAAACATTGTGTCGTAGAGGGATGGGTTAAAGATGTTGTGTAAATTTATGTTATGGTGTTTAATTCTATGGAAACTCTTGTCATCAATAGACAAGCCCGAAGTTTCAATCTGAATATCGAAGAAGTCCGTGCCTATCAAATGTGAATAAATGATATATCTGACAAAGCCTCCTTTGGAAAGGGATTTCGACCTCATAAAAAGATAGTCCCCAAGCTCAAACGCAGAATTAGAATCCAATATCCGACAATTTATAATCATTCTTAACACTCCATCAGAATTTCCTTGACCCGACCCCATAATTGCAGGTTGTAAAGGTTATGCCGGTTGAACAGCCGAACAACAGGGGACACGTTCCGCACTTCAACATACTCACCAGTTAACACCCGCCTGCACAAAAAGTTATCAATGCGTATTTGGAACGGCGAAGGGAACGGGCTTTTACAAGTATCATAATCCAAACATACGTTATTCTTATGCAAAAAGAAACCCAAGCCAATCTTGTTTAGATGTAGGCATAGGTTTTCCGGCTTTGAATATGACGCAATGGTATAACCTAAAGGCCGCATTGATCCCCCAGTTTATTCTTCCAAACTTTATTCCAAAACTCAATATTAAACATATTGTGAGAATTTAGTAAGTGGGAAATATCATTAGAGGACACCCCTCTTAAAACCGCAGTAAATGGGTTTCGAGCTTTGGTAATGATTTATGATGATTGCAAAATACGCTTATGTTTACGTGATAAGAAATACTGTTTGACAAAATATGTCAACCCCAATGATGGAAGGTCGTTAAAACATATTCATGCGCAGCATTTGATTAACCCCCACAATCTTCTCAACAGAGCTTTCTGGCTCAAGGTAATCCAGGATGCAAATGTATGAGTTCTTATTGGAGCACTGCCCTAAATTCCTAGCAATATTACTGTCCACAGTCAAAATAGAGATAACTCGTTCTACCTTAGACAATCCAGAATGTTTCATGATAATTGTCTGGAGTAGTGTTTCTAATGTAGAATCAATAGTTTTTGTTAGGAGGGGTAAATATTCCCCCTTAAACCCACATAATTACTTAAATGTTCATTTACTGGAAATGTTGGACGAGAGAGTATAGGACTGCCGCCCTATGACCCGCCGGAGCCTATCTGTATGACCCCCTCCCAAATAAACGAACTCCTGGAAAACCTAACGTCAGGTTGGTGGTCGCCTAACAGAGGGCGTAGTAGGCAATATGAAACGCGATACTTCTCAGGGTTGCCATACGGTCGGGAGGACTTTAGATCATTAGTCTTCATTGGATTCACGCCTTACATTCAAATTATCTATGATGATAACACTTATAAACTAGGATTCAATTATAACCTGTTTCCAATAGAACACCTAATCACACCTCATAATATACTTAACCACCCATTTTGGATATTAGTAGTCAAAAACTCCTATCTTGCTTGGAGCCTAAATGTCCACACCAATCCTTAACTTCCTATCCCGCTCATCCTGTGAATACAAATTATACATAGGAGTCTATTCAGTCTCATTACACATTCACAGTCCACAACACGTTTATATCTACTTCAAGAACAGACAAGTAGAAACACTTAGTTTCTCATTAACAGTAGACATAGACATAAACAACAAAGAGAGATGTATGCTTAATCTTTTTCGGCCATTGGCTGATATTGACCTCTCCCCCCACCTCTCCATCCACAATTTGTTCTCAAGTTCTAAATTGCATCGTAAATTAGAATAGTTCCCCCTGTGGTTATCAGCGAAGAACGTAAGGGTTCTAGTCCAGCTTGTTTTACGACACTGCATTTCAACATAAGCATAATTTGACAATACCTGGAATAAGTGAAATTTATAAATGACAGAAAAAGTTTTTAGATACACGAAATTTTCATTACTTTTGCAGGCGTACTTTGCCGTTAAGGCCGCGGCATCCATTACATTTGGGTATTTAGGCACCAGCACCCCAATCCTCCTCCTTTATATTATCAAACGACGGATTCATTTTGTATCAACCTCTTAATTTCTTCGATAAACTTACCGGTAAAATTAGGGTTCAGTATATTGTGTTCGTTTAGGGAACTTAGAACTCTAAGAAGGGGCTGTTCTTGTTTAACTAAGACAGATGGATATTGACCATACTTAATTGCAGACTGCTGTATTTCAATAATCCTATTTAAAACTGTTCCAGGATATTTGACTGCTTGATAAACTTGTATAGCCTTGCTGTTTGAAACACCCTTTGTAGTTACCGCTAAATTAGCAAGTTTAGTGGAATTAAACCTTAAATCAGCCAACTCCCTGTATTTGTGGTAAATATCTATAACTTTTAGTTTCAAGGCGGCAACCCCTATTGTAGAACTGCGTTGGCTAAGATATAATACCTACATTGATTCCATTGAACTATTTCTGGTGCCTGTGCGGCACGGGAGCACTGAATGTCTGAGTTTGAAGAGAGTGAGATTCTTAGGGTAGCGGATGTGCTAGCTAAAACCTGCATCTTAAAACTACCAGCTTTAATTACTGTATTTGCGGCAAAAGGGTATACTATTGAAGACCTCAAGCAAGAAATCTGTATTTTTTGCCTGGATGGTATTAACAGGTACGACCCATCTCGGGGTAATATGTTTACGTTTCTATTTATTCACTCACGGAACCGGCTGCTGAATCTCTACCGCAAGATAGTTAAGATTCCCAGCTTTGACAACGTGATGGAATACGAAAACACCCTTAAATTCGAGATGGATGAAATCCAAGTAGATTATTCCTATGTGGACCCATACAACTATGAGCCGGTCCCGGCTGAGGTAGAGGGCTCCGACAAGAAGCTGCGGCACATTTCCCTAAAAAACTACGCAACCCAGAATGATCGCAAAGATATTCTTAGGGCATCTAATGGGGTCAGCTTATCTAAGGGTAAGAAGGCCAACCTTAAAAAGAAACTAAAATTCTTTGATGATCTATCCGAGGAGAATAAAGATAATGGCTAAGATGAAGTTTGAGGACGCAATGGGCGGCCTAGAGCCCCAAGTGAATTCTAAAGCGGACAGCAGCCCTGTCAAGAGGGGTCGCCCCAAGAAAACCAACGGAGACTTACCCTTCTCAGAGCCCCTTGATGCCGTCCTGACACATGACCTCCCCCCACTTGGGGTATCCCATGAACCCTCTCCTATTTTTGAGAAGATGCGGCAGGCTCGCCAGTCAAAGCCCTCCCCAAGGGAAACCTACTACCACGAAGATGAAGATGACTTCCTCAAGGCAAATATAGGGGTTTTGCAGTCTATCTTTTCCCAAGAAGAGATTCATAAGTTTAAGGCTCAATACTCAAAGATGCTTCGGCAGTTCAAGGAGGATGTTTTATTCTCCGAAGAACTTCAAGTTTTCCATGCTATCAAATTTGAGATTTTGATGGACCGCTGCCTTATCGAAATTAAAAAACTAAGGGATGAGGCGGAAATCTTCGAGAAAATGAGAAATGAGCTTATCAATGATGGGGATGATGAAGACCCGCAAAAGGAAGACAAGTTAATGTATTGGACCAAACAGATAGAGTCTCACCGATCTTCCAGTAAGATTCGTAGTGATGAACACTCTAAATTGTTTGAACGCTACACAACTATTATGACCGGCCTCAAAGCCACCCGCGAGCAACGTATCAAAAACCTGGAGGGCTCCAACCGATCATTCGTGGAGGTCATTCGGGATATGCAAAAGAAGGATACATTGATGGTAGAGGGAGCCGAGCTTGAGACTTACAAGTGGGCCGTTATTAAAGAGCTAATGAAACTAAGCATGCCCCACGAATTTATGGATGGCAGCGTCACAGAACCGATCCTAAGCTCCGAAACATTAAGAGTACAAGATTACATTCATTCGCTAAAAGAAGAAGCCGCAAAGCAAAAGGGAAATTCCAATGTCTAAAACTCTAAACATTATTTTGGGTGCATCAGGTCAGCTTGGGCACTATTTGAATAAGGTCAGCCAGGAATACAAGGGTGAAGACATTCTCCTGGTAAATCGGCGATCGGCCCGTGCTGACTGCATGGGGAAAGATAAGCGGTTTAATGAAGAAATCCTAGATATTATGGACGCCGGGGCCTTAAACAACTTATTTCAAAAGGCTTCCCTATACCAAAATGTTTATGTGTACCATACGGCCGCTCAGTCTCATGTAGGGGTCAGCTTTAGTAATCCCTCTTATACAATGCGGGTAAATACTGAGGGAGTCCTAAATGTTCTGGAGTCCATCCGAAACTACTGCGGGCACGCCCGAATGGTGTTCTGTGCGTCCTCTGAAATGTTTGGATACGCCTCCAACAAATACCCAATCCAGGACGAGAACACTCCGATGTGGCCCCGTTCTCCATACGCGATCAGCAAGCTAGCCGGCTACCACCTCGTACGGAACTACCGCGAGGCTTACGGTCTCAACCTATGGAACTCAATCAACTTTAACTTTGAGTCCCCAAAGCGAGGAAATCAATTTGTAACTCGCAAGGTAACTAAGTTCTTTGCTGGTTTGGTTAATATGCCGGACCCAAGTGACATGGTTTTAAAGATGGGTAATGTGGACGCAGTAAGAGATTGGTCTCATGCTTACGATATTGCTCGGGGAATGCGGGCAATGGTTACATCTAAGACTCCGTCGGACTATGTGCTGTCGTCGGGGCAAACCCATACCGTAAAAGACCTAATTGAAAAAGCATGTGGATTCACTAATCAATTAAGAATCGGCCGCGGCCTGGCCCCTATCGTCAACCCACTGTCCCACCATATCCAGATTTCCCCTGAATTCATCCGACCCTCCGATCTATCTTATCTCCACGGAAATAGCTCTCTAGCTAAAACCCGTTTAGGATGGAAACCCAAGTATACTTTTGATATGATGATAAACGAAATGATTATTGCCGACTTAGCTGAAATTGAAAAGAATGTGTAGGTCTTAGACATGGGAAATTTACATATCATTAGAGATACGCGGGAAAAGGATCACCACGGCTGGGTATTCAATACTGATGTGAAGAATCCTGTTTTCCGAGGTACAATTGAAACCAAACTCAAGACGGGCGACTACTGCATTGCGGAAAGACCCACCCCATCTACTTTGCGAATTTTTGATAAACTGGTTTGCGTGGAGCGTAAGGAATCCGTGGTTGAAGTAGCCAACAACCTAATGGAGCCTCGGTTTTATGATGAACTAGAACGTATGTCTTCTATTAAGCACGCCTACATCGTATGTGAATTCAACTTTAATGATTTTGCCAAGTATCCGTTTATCATTGGGATTCCCAGGTCAACGGCTGCCAGGATTAAGTTGAGGGGTGCATACCTTATTAAGAAGGTAGTTGAAATTCAAGCCCGGTTTCCAACTGTAAAATGGATGTTCGCAGGAGGGTTCGGCAGGGCTTACTCAGAGCAAGTATTTAAGGAAATCGTTAGAGATGTTTCCTTTACTACGGATTGGCTTAACAATCCGGCGGCCGGCACAATTGTAGAACTGACCGACAACTGGGAAAAGGAGCGGGTTGGCAATCACTATGTAGACAAAGTTGACCAAAAGCCCGTTCGTAAAAAGAAGGGTACAAAATAATGGTTGATGATGTAATGGACCCGCGTGAATGTATTAATGAGGATATGTTAAACGGATGGGGGTTAGATTGGGACGAGGTTCCTAAAAAGGTAGTGAATCCATTTGCTAGAATAGTCGACCACCCAGAAAACATAGATAAATTTCTTTTGGACTTGTACCGTCAGCCAGAGAATTTTTACTCGACAGCTAAAACAATTTTTGGCGTTGATCTACTTCCTTTGCAAACCATCATACTTCAAACAATGTGGCGGAAACCCTTCCCCATGTTGATTGGATGCCGCGGTTTCGGTAAGAGCTTTATGCTTGGGCTCTACGCTATGATGCGTGCTACTTTTATTCCAGGGCGAAAAATTGTTCTAACAGGAAGTACCTTCCGCCAATCAAACAGGTTTTTGAGTATTGCGAAAAGATTTGGGATAAGTCTTCCGTGCTTAGGAGTTTATATCCAAAAGAAAATAGGCAGGGGGCCTTCAAGGAAACTGACAAGTGGACATTCCGACTTGGTGATTCCACTATCACAGCCATCCCGACGGGCAACGGTGAAAGCATCCGCGGTCTGCGTGCTAATGATATTATCGTGGATGAGTTTAAGTCCTGCGATCTCAAGGTTGTTGAAGAGGTAATCATTGGGTTCGGCTCGGTATCGGCGGACCCGATTGAAAACGTAAAACGTGAAGCAAAGCTAAAGAGGATGTTAAAGCAGGGCAAGGTATCACAGGAAGAGATTGACCTGATCCGTGCATCCAGCATGGGCAACCAGATTATTTTCAGTGGAACTGCCGACTTTACCTGGAATCATTTCTATGCGTATTACGACAAATACCGCAAAATCATAGAGAGCCGCGGCGAACCCGCTGCCCTTAAACAACTATTCGGCCCGGACGTAGACACAACCGCCATAACCCACAATGACTTTGCTGTTATCAGAATTCCCTATGATTTACTTCCTAGGGGTTTTATGGATGCTCGGGCAATCAGTAACGCTAAGGCCACCACCCATTCAGGCCGGTTCGGCTGCGAATACGGGGCTTCGTTCATTAGTGATAGCCAAGGATTCTTCAGGGCTCGCACAATTCAAAACTGCACTTGTTCAAAAGACAAAGAAATCGAGTTACCGTCAGGTAAAGTATATTTTAACGCTATAGTGGCGGGTGATCCTACTTGTAGATATGTAATGGGGATCGACCCCGCGTCCGAACGTGACAACCTAGCCATTGTTTTACTTGAACTTCATCCTGACCATCGTCGGGTCGCATACACATGGACGGTCAACCGGGCTGTCCACGAAATGTTAAAGCGAAAGTATCAGTCTATAGACCACGATTACTATAAGTTCTCCGCCCGTAAGATTCGGATGCTTATGGAGACTTTCAACGTCAAAGCAATCATCATTGACCCGGAAGGTGGTGGTCGCCCCATTTCATTCGCCCTACAAGACCCAAAAAACTGTCTTCCTGGAGAGGTTCAAATATGGCCTGTTGTTGATCCCGAGAAGCCTAGTGACACGGATGATGAACCTGGCTTACATATACTTCACTATGGCAAATTCTCTAACTACCAGTGGTTAAGTGATGCCAACCATAACCTAAAGTTTGATTTGGAGGCAAAGAAGTTGTTGTTCCCGGCTTATGATCCCTTGGCCGTGGAAATGATCGGAATGGAGTCAGTTGTAAGTGAGGTTATGAGTGTTACCGGCCATTATGATAATGTGGAAAACTGCCTTGAAGAAATAGAGGAACTAAAGAAAGAGTTGGCTAGCATTGTTTGTACCAGCACCACTACCGGGCGGGAGCACTGGGACACACCTGAATTTAAACAAGAGAACGGCAAGAAGGGTCGCCAACGCAAAGATAGGTACTCAGCCTTATTGATTGCTAACGCTATTGCCCGTGAGATAGACGTGTATTCTAATGATAGACCAAGTATTTTTTACAGGAATATGTTGAATGACGGGCGAGGCCGAATGAAGTTTGGGGAAAGCGGCAACCCCGCAACCGGCCAGGCTTATCAGGGGCCAACCTGGTTTACAACACAAGCCCAAGATTTTTTTGGAACTCAAAATGGCTAAAAATCCCATTAAATCAAAAATAGATGACAACTTTTGGAATACATGGGATGACGGTACAACCATGATTTCCGCCTACAGTAAATTCTTTGATGGCGAAGGAACAGGGGTTATCAGGGATAGTGCGTCCGGGTACGGCTACCGTGGATATGGCGGGAACCGGGGCGGATACGGTCACACGGGCTATGAAGCTATTCAGCCCGGACACGACGTGCGACCCGAATTTACCCGCGACGACTACGATTACTTCCGCCCCGGAGAGGCCGTACCCCAATACGAAGTCCAAAGAATTATTGATTGTAACCGGGTTTACAATACCGTTGGCATCATAAAACAGATGATCGACTTAATGAGTGAGTTTTGCTCTAAAGGGATTACCCCCAATCATAAGAACCCTAGAATTCAAAAGATTTTAAGGGCGTGGTTTGCTAAGGTCAACGGCCCTGAACGATCCGAACGATTCATCAATATCTTCTACAGGCTTGGGACAACAATTGCAAAACGCCTTAACAAGAATTTATCTCGCATTGAATTGGAGGGGTTGCGTAAGAGTTTACTCCTGCCCGATGATGAATTCGATCAGGATGACACGCCGTCCCTAGCCCCTATCCAGAACGGCTTTGCATCTATCCCCTGCCGCTATACTTTCTTGAATCCTATTTGCGTTGAACATGAGGATCACGAATTAGCTCCGCTTCTCCCTCGACCACAGCTACGGGTTCGGCTTCGCCCCACACTCGTCAAAAAGATTGAAGAACAGGGTGGCGAAAAACTAGATGTAAGGGCCGGCTTTATCTACCTAAACCCTAATGACATTTACCTTGCCTACCATAAAAAGGACGATTGGAGATTGTGGGGGATTTCCCTTATTGAACCTATTTTAGCCGACATCTTTGCTTATCAGAAATTAAGGTTGGCTGACTTGGCCGCTTTAGATAGTGTTATTTCTAAGGTTCGGATTTGGAAGCTAGGTAATTTAGAACATAAGATCATCCCAAGTGCGGTCGCTCGCCAAAACCTCAGCGGGGCCTTAAAAGCTAACACGGGCGGCGGGGCTATTGATGTTGTCTGGACCCCCGATATTGATTTACTGGAAAGTAAAACCGACACCCATCAATTCTTAGGTTCGGAAAAATACAAAACAGTAATGTCTGCTATTTATGGTGGGCTGGGTATTCCCATGTCCCTCACCGGTGAATCTCAGACCGGGGGCACTGCATCCGCCTCCCTAATCCAACTAAAAACCGTAACAGAAAGACTTAATTACGGTAGAAATGTTCTTACTGAGTTTTGGTTGAATGAGTTTGCTATGGTGTGTGCGGCCCTTGGGGTTAAGACTTTGCCCACTATTTCCTATGATAATATGGTCCTTCAAGACGATGTGGCTATCAAGGGGCTCTTAAACCAATTGGTAGATAGGAATATCATCAGCGAGGAAACCCTGCAAGAAAGGTATGGGGAAAATCCTGAACTGGAAGAATCCCGTATCAAGCGGCAGCATCGCAAGCGGGTTAAGAACCCTATGTCCCCTCAGAAAGCTGGTCCTTGGAATAACCCTGAGCGTGTTCACGATCTTATGCGGATTGCCATGCAAAATGGTTACATCTCAGCGGAAGATGTGGAAAAGCTGTATGAGTTAAACACAAGTAAGCCAATTAAGGTAGTCCTAGAGAAGAAGCTAGCCGCAATAGAGCCGCCAGAGGCTAAGGGGGTATCAAGCCCAGAGAAGCAGCCCATGCCCAACACGGGTCGCCCCAAGGGAATTCAAGAAAAAGGCAAGAGGAAGCCAAAAAGTGCGTACAGCTTCGCCTCGGTGGAAAAGCATCTGGCTGAACAGTCTCCAGGTAAAACCCCTGAACAATTGCAATTAGCATCCGCTTTAGTGTATTTAGAGTTAAGCGATAAAAGTTTAGAAGAAACAGTTTTAGGTTTAACCGTAACCCCTGAGAAGGTTAAGGCAGCCAGGGAGTTCTTAGATGGGCGATCTTAAAGAGGTTATTGATATTTGGGCCGCTCCTCTAATTGATAAGGCGTCCCTGTCTGAAATCGTCGAACGTCATCCCGACTTGTTTGGATTTAAGGCCGTACACGTTTCCGCTGGTATCAACAAGAATGATTTGTACTTTGATCCGGTTGAACTATGGGCAGCTAGGCACAATGCGGCCCATAAGAAGGTCAACTACGAACATAATGACAAGAAGGTAATCGGGCACCTTATAAATTCATACGCGGCCGACCAGAACCTAGTTCCTATTGAGGATGATCGACCAGAAGACGTTCGGCATATCATCACTTACGGGGTGATCTACGGCAAGTGGAATGATACCGACCTGGAGAAAGAAGTCCACAAGACAATCCAGGAAATCAAAGATGGGGTCTTCAAAGTATCAATGGAATCCCTTAGCTTTGCCTTTGAGATTCTATCTATTCCAATGGAGTTTGCAAACGTAAAAGATTATGAAGGCGTCAAAAACCTTCTTGATATGAACATTGCTAAAATTATCCCAAGAGAAGAAATTACCGACGAACTTAAAAATTCAACAAAAAGACATGGGGGGAACGGCGTCTGGAATAATCAAAGAGTGTATATCAAAGCAAGAGACATTATGTTTATTGGGCAGGGAGTCGTACAGAACCCCGCTAATACCGAATCCATCATTCTCGACTATGATAATGGTGTGATTTTGAATCAATCGGAAACCAAGGAGTTAGTAATGGAAAAGGCAAACGATACCGCTTCTGAGGAAGTGGCGACCTTAAAGGCTTCCCTAGAAGCTCTAACCGCAGAAGTCGCTAAGGCTAAGGCTGAATGGGACGACGAGAAGAAAATGTGGTGCAGCGAGAAGGCCGCATTTGAACTTTTCAAGAAAGATGTCGAAAAGGCTAAGGCTGAGGCCATGACCGAAGTAGCTTCCCTTGGGGATAAGTTCTCGGCTAGTGAAGCCCGCTGCGTTGCTATGGCAACCGAACTCGCCGCAATGAAGGATCAGTGCGAAGCAATGATGAAGGAGAAGGCCGCCTGGGAACAGGAGAAGGCCGATAAGGCTAAGACCGAAAAGATGCTTGCTCGGGCAGGTGTTCTTCAGGAGAAGGCCGGTTTGGATGCCGACACCGCTAAGGATATGGCCGCAATGGAAATGGATGAGGCTTCCTTCGATAAGTGGGTTGCCG